ACACTAAATACATTCTTTGAAGTATGCACCGAGTGGAACTTAAAAGCTATTAAGGACTACACGTTTAACGGATCAAGTAATGTGATAACCTTTTACAATGGTTCTGAGATAATCCTTAAGGACTTGTTCTTATACCCATCAGATAGAAACTTTGATAGTTTAGGTTCATTAGAAATAACAGGAGCTTTTATTGATGAAGCTAATCAGATAACAGAAAAGGCTAAGAACGTAGTAGCATCAAGACTTAGATACAAGCTAGACGAGAACGGCTTAATACCTAAGATGCTTATGACTTGTAATCCTGCAAAGAACTGGGTGTACTCAGAGTATTACAGACCTGCTCAAGACAATACAATAAAGCATTACAGAAAGTTTATACAGTCTTTAGTGATAGATAACAACTACATCTCTAAGCACTATGAAACTCAGCTATCTCAATTAGATGAATTAAGTAAGCAAAGACTTCTATTTGGTAATTGGGAGTATGACGCAACAGCTGATAGCTTAATAGATTACAATTCTATTATGAGTATGTTCAGTCAGAAAGGAATAGAAGGTGATAAATACATAACTTGTGATGTAGCACGATTTGGAAGCGATAAGACAGTTATAATGCTTTGGCAAGGGTTACACATTAGATACATAAGAACTATCCTTAAATCGGCTGTAAATGAGGTTGTGGACGAGATTAAGAAACTACAACAAGAGAATGAAGTAAATCTTAGGAATATCATAGTAGATGAGGACGGAGTCGGTGGTGGTGTAAAAGATTACTTAAGATGTCAAGGATTTACAAATAATGCTAGACCTATAAAAGGAGAGAACTATCAAAACCTAAAGACACAATGCTATTATAAATTAGCAGACCAAATAAACAAAGGGCAGATAGGTGTAAGTTGTTCAGATGTTAATGTTAAGAATTACATAACTGAGGAGCTAGAACAAGTTAGAACTAAGGACGCAGATAAAGATAACAAACTACAGATAATCCCTAAAGATACAGTCAAGTCTATTCTAGGTCGTTCTCCTGATTATGCTGATGCTTTAGCTATGAGAATGTTTTATGAAATAGATTCTAACTTTGGGAGGTACTATGTGCAGTAAACTAAAATCAACTAATTTCTATTATATAGTGTATGAAAGTTAAAATTAAAAAAGAAGGCAAAGTAAAAGAGTTCAAGCTAATTAACAGTTGGGATGATGTTACATTAGAAACTTGGCTTAAACTTATTGACTTTGAAACAGGTACAAAGACTGAAGCAGCTACAGAAACAATAGCAGCAATATCAGACATTCCTAAGAAGTTAGTAAAGGAATTAGCATTGTCAGATGTTGGAGCTATAATGAGCAAGGTAGGAGAACTACAATCTAAGCAAGACACTACACTTAAAAGGATAATAGAGATTAATGATATTGAGTACGGCTTTCATCCTGACTTAGATTCTATTACGTTAGGAGAGTATGCAGACGTGGAGCAATTCATTAAGAACGGAATAGACACAAACCTTCCCGAACTGATGGCGGTTCTCTATCGTCCTATAAAAGAAAAGAAGAACGACATTTATATTATTGATGCTTATGATGGTGATATTCGGATGAGGACTGAAGAAATGAAACAGATGTCAGCTACACAAGTGCAGGCTGCCCTTTTTTTTTTCTACAATTTAGGCAAGGAGTTGTTCGAGATTATGCCATCATTTTTGATGGAGAAGCTGAAGGGAATGAAGACGCAATTGTAAGTGAAACTTTCTCTAGTAAGTGGTCTTGGTTTGGAGTAATGTATCGTCTGTGTAATGCTGAAATAGTAAACTTGGAACAAATTACAAAGCTAAGTCTTTTAGAGTGTTTGACTTGGTTAAGTTATGAAACAGATTTGAACTCACAAAATAAAGTAAAAAGAAATGGTTAAAAACAAAACATATAACAACGTACTTAATACACTTTTAAGACTAGGGGAAAATCACGAGCAAATTATGACGACTTCAGTTGGGGATATTTGGCAAGTAGATTTAGGAGATAAGAATACTAAGTTCCCTTTACTTCATATAAACCCTACAAATGTTTCTACAGGAGATAGTCAACTTACCTACTCGTTCCAAATCTTCATTATGGATATGGTAACTGAAAAAGATAATTGGACTACAAACAGAGATGAAATATTAGATGAAAGTATAAACACTTTTACAAAGTTAGTCAAGACACTAAGTAACGAACAAGATGTACTGAATGAAACACTTCAAGTATGTACTGACTTTATAGGAATGCTTAGACATAGTTCAAGACAATCTTTAGAAGGAGTGAATGATATTAACCAACCTTTATATTTTACACAAGACCAATTCACTATTGAACCTTTCCAAGAGAGGTTTGATAATCTTTGTACGGGTTGGGTGTTTACTATAGGAGTCTTAGTTCAGAACGACTTTCAGACTTGTGATATTCCTGTTAGTTTAAGGGGTGCAGGTTATTAATGAAATGGAAGTTAGGTTGGTTCTCAATAGAAATAGGATGGAAAAAATTTAAAATAACAATACAATTATAAAATAAAATTATGTCAAACTTAGTAACAACAATCAGTGAAACAGTCACTCTAAACGGAAGTCTTAGGGGGTCTGTAAATTCAGTAACAACTACAGGAATTAATGATGTCTTTGAAAGGATCGTAACTTGTACGGCTAGTGTAGCAACTACAGTAGCAGTATTTGATACGTTACCTTCAACTTCAGCAGGAGCAATTAATGTAGCAAAAACTAAATACGTTAGAGTAACGAACTTAGAAACAGCAGTAGACATTGAACTAGCAGTAGTTACAACTGCTTCAAATTATCAAGTGATACTAACGTCAGGACAATCTCATATTCTTTGTCAGGGTGCAGACTTAGCTTTAGCTGAAGAAGATACTTCACCTTCATTTGGAACTATGCAAGACTTAAATTCTTTACAAGTTAAACCAACAACAGCAGTTACAGCAAGAGTTGAAATCTTTGTAGGTTTAGAATAGTGGAAACAACTAACATAGAAAATTATTTAGATAGTTTCGGTAAATATGTAGTGCAACAATCAAGGTCTAATTTAACTAAAAACAATAAAAATGTTAATAATGATTTGTATAATTCTATTAAATTTAAAGTAGTACCTGATGGCAAAAGTTTTAAAGTAGAATTTTTCATGCTAGAATATGGAACATTTATAGACAAAGGAGTTTCAGGAAATAAGAAAAAACAAAGCTATACAGATTTTGAAGGAAATATAAAAAAAAGTCCCGGCAAAGGATATACAAATCACGGACCGCCTATAGATATTATTTCAAAATGGATTAAAAGAAGAGGAATAAAACCTAAAGGAACAGGAAGAGGAAGGTCTAAAAATACAGGACAATATATATCAGGACTAGCATACTTTATAAGTGCATCAATAAAAAGAGATGGTATTAAAAGTCTGAGCTTTTTCCAAAGACCACTAGGACTTGGCTTAGATAGATTTCCTGAAGAATTTTTAGGAGCGGTAAAAGAAGACATAATAAGTGCATTAAGAACTGAACAAATAATACAAGTAAAATAAATGGCAACACTAATAGAACAACACCCTTTATACGATACACTTCCTGTAGGACAAGATGTGATTTTTGCAGTAAGTAATTCTAATATAATATCTAATTTTACAGGAGTTAAGATTAGTGCAGAAGTACATATAAGTTCAGGTAATCCTCCTAACATATCAAATTCAACACATATAGTAGGTACATTTAAAACAACACCTAATAATGCAGGGGTTGGAATGTTTGACTTCAGACCTGTTATTGAAAGCTTTGTTAAGGCAGATAACTTAGCGAGAAAAGACAGTTTTTATAAAGGAGTAGTAAATACTGATGAAAGCAATGTACCTATACATTTAATTGATAAGTATTCAGGTAATCTAAATTCAATGCGTTACTTAGCTATCGTCTTTACAACAGAATATATAGACCCTACTTCAGGTAATTTAGTTATTGATAGTACATCAGATACTTCTGATTTATATAATATATTTAACGGCTATTTGAAATACACTGACATATTAGATATAGCGAATACTCCATACAGTCAAAATACAGGAAATAATTTTGGATACCCTATTCCTCAAAAGTTTACCTTAGACCAAAATGCAGGTGAATTTCTTTCTAATGCACCGACTACTCAATATGCAAATGTTGAGGACTATGGAACTATTGCCTTTTTAGGGGTATATAGTAGACCTTCAAAAATTAGGTTTGTATATTATGATTCTACAGGGAGTCAAATAGGAACGGAATCTGTTTCATTCACTTCAGGGTCAAATATAACTACATCATCAGAAGCAAGTTTAAGGTTGTTTTATTTCGGTTGCTTTCCTGCTAATTTAAGAAATTGGAGTACAGTATTCAATAGTCCTGCTGTATTAGACTTTATAGAAGGAGGTTATTATACAGTTGAGCCTTTAAATGGTGCTAATCAAAATTTCGGAACT